CGAATTAGCCTTGCTCAGTGTGCATTTCTGGCCACCATCTATACAGGAGAAATACGGACGCCTGGTGTACACTTGTTCACTAGTGTACATAATTGGCGAATATATATACTTTGTTGTTTATTTGAGAATTCTGGTCTAGAGTGTGTCGATTTTAGTATACTAACGGCCCCCCCACGCGCGTGGGACGGGACGCTAAACCCTGTTTTGAAAGGCTCTAACATGGACACCCTAATGACTACCACTACCGCAATCAAAGTTGCTACTCTCACTATCGGTGAGGGGAGAAACGGATCTGGCAAACTATGGTTGGATGGTCGACATATCTTCGACCCCGCCAACATGCCCGCTGGCACGCCCTACGACGTCGAGTACTTCTACGCACATGGCGGCAGCGGTGTTGCTTACGTTGTACTGGATGCCAGTCCAACCGGGAAACGGAAAGTGCATCTGCACAAATCATCCGGTAACCCTATCGTCGATTTAACCAACAAGAAAATTAGCGACATCTGGACAATTGGCACTCGCGTGATCGTCGAATCGCGTCCCGGTCGAATTCATATCTACACTGCCCCAGTACCCCAACAGGATGCACCCGCGTGGTCTTAACAAACCTCCAACGTCACCCCGGTTACCGGGGTGCCATTGGCAGTTTGTAACCCTGTTTTGAAAGGCTGTACCATGGCAGACACACGACACGCACTAGCTCAAGAATTTATTAGTATTCTGACAGACTGGTTGACGGTAGACCAAATGTCGGAACTGCGCTCCCTAACATCCAAGTTGGAAGATAACTCAATCTGCCATACTCATGACTACTGCGATGCCAACGAGGCTATGTGGCTGGCATTCAAGAAGGTTGTTGGTCGAGAATGCTGGATGCCAAGTGACGTTGACTTTGATAAGTGTCTAGAGATTGATATGGACTCTGACTTTGACCTGTGGGATTCGGCATGGAAATTGGCAAAAGAGGATGGATTCTACATAACAGAGGTAGGCGTAGATTTTATTGAGTGACTAACCTCCAACGTTACCCCGCTTGCGGGGTAGCATTGGACGTTTGTTCAATCTCCAGGTCGATGGGATTTCAATATCGGCCGCGCTACTTTAAGGATTAGTATCATGGCAGAGTCAAGACCATACTTCCGTCAATGCAAGGACACCGGCAATGTAACCCGAGTTACTGAGGATTATGTTCGCAAACTGTTTGCGGATACATTCAAGCATCCTGAGCTTGCTATGGCCGACATTAACAATGGCAATCCAGTTAATACCATGTCTGCAATCTATCGCTTTGGACCATTCATTGACGACACCGATAACGTCTATATCTAACTAACTTCCAACGTCACCCCGGTTACCGGGGTGCCATTGGACGTTAGTCCGATCCCCAGGCCGACGGGATTCAATAGTCGGCCGCACTACTTTAAGGACTTAGTAACATGGAACCGTACCGAAAGTTGGAGAAGCCTACGTACGATCACAAGTTCAACGTACTGGTTGAACTAGATCGAGAACACGGGATTGCCAAGTGCGAGTCTATTTCTGCTTGGAGAATCTACGACAAGCGCAACCACCCTGGAAAACTCAAGAAGGGAAGAAGGGTTGTTACGTTCGTCGGCGCAGCTAGCGAACCGACAATTACCCGTGACAAGAATGCACGATTCTCCCCGGTCACATTCAAACAGGCCGAGTTAATGTCGAAGGATTCGATTGGCGATTTTAGCCAATGGTTATTGAGTGACGCAGGATTTTTGATTGTCACCGATAAGAATGGAGAGGATATATCGCCAGCTACACAGGGACTCTGGACGTTCTCCAGGTTCTGTGGATTCCGGCGTAACGTATGGAGGAAAGTATCTTCCACACCTAACCCCAACAGCAAACCGTTGGCGGATAGCACGTTGAAAGACCATGGCAAGCGGTCACGCGACAAGTATTCCAAGCACCTAGATACCTATCGCGCAGACTTCGACGGGATGCCTGTGGCGAAGTTATCGCAATCGTTTATTGTTGATAGTCAACCAGAGATTGGTTGTGCTACTCTTGCAGAGCATGAGCGTGAACAGGCGATGTTCTTCACGCAGGAAGCAACGGTGACAACCGCTAGGGTAGTTAAAGCGGAGGCTGGCTGGATTCTAACTCCCGTCAAAGAGTGTGACGTACCATTGAATGAGGATGGTTCGGTGTACGTTGATATCGATACCATGCAGCATCATGAACGATTGCCAGCGTAGCACACCACAGCACACCACCACCCCCCGGCTAGACTATCTAGCCGGGGGGTTTTCTTATGCGCCTAACCTACTCCCAGGTGCAATTATCCTCTGTTGCCATTCTAACGGACGACAACCAGACCCCCATTGTACTACCCATTATCAATCCGATAGCCTACAGACCCCCTTCCAGCGGCTAAAATATCGACCGCCCTAGTCGGCTACGTTACTTATCGTTATTTCTGCCATTCTCAAAGATAATCGCCAAGCTACCGACAGATAGCGGTGTTTATAAGTACACAACGCGCAACAACAACAACACAAACAATACTTGTTTGTGTTGTGGTTGTTGCGTCTACCCGTTGTGGGTAGTTGTTGCCTGTACCAATACAACGATATCACGTTGTATCGTATGGGAGTCGCCAGCTACGTACTGGAAGGAGGTACGTTGTTAGAGCGAGTCAGACAGATACGTGACTAACCAATCGGTTAGAAATCTGTCTCGGCAGCCAGCAAATCGCGCTGGTCTACCAGCTACGTGCTGGAAGGAGTTATCTGGATTAAGGTGGTAGGTTCGTGAGGATCTAACCCAGGGTGCCGGGAGGCAACGAATTACCGGCGGGTATTCGCCCTGATTAAAGCCCCAGTCTGTAACTCCTCCGAACGTGGCGAAGGGCAGAAGATGCGTGGTGAGGCGTAGCAGCCGTCAGGGCAGGGTAGCTCCCTGTTCCCTGAAGGCCAGCCTGGTGGTGGCCTCACCGGCGATACAAGGGCAGAAGATGCGTGGTGAGGTGAAGCAGCCGCCCGATAGCGAATGCTCTGTTGCACAATCCTATCGGGAGGCCAGCCCTCGCCAGAGACACATGAGGTGCGTAAGAGGGCTTTGCAAGGCCCGGCCTTACCGACAACCTTGCCCAGTACAGGTGGGGTTGATTACAGGTGTGGGTTCGACTCCCACGCGCATCGCACGCACAGCAGCAGACACCTCCTATAGCCGATGAAAGTCCAAAGCGGTACTGGACGTAGCCCAGTATGGAGGTACGTGATGCAGATACCCGCCTGCTAGGTAGTGGGGTGAGATAACCTGGAGGACTAGTAGCATGGATAAGATTGGATACTTAGCAGTAGATCAATACGGAAGCACCTACCAGATAGGTGATAACCCACCGCGCAAGTGGTTGATGGAACATCTTTGCAATCAACATGCAAGGAAAATGTATGTTGATACGGTAGATGGAACATCAAAGCACGCTGGCTACGTTATCGGTGAACTATGGCTAACTGTATATCGTGTGTGTACTTGGAAACTGGAGGACTAGTAGCATGGATAATGTATTGCTTGCGGAAATTGTTGGCACGTTTGAGCAGAAACAGGCTTACTTAAATCTGTTTGATCGGTGGGAAACGGTGGGGCTGCCACAGTTTCCCTTGGGCATGGACTGTTGGATGGTGCATGTGAAGGGTGAAGCCGGCATGGAAATGTGGCTGGGTATTGAACCTGATGGGCATACCCATAGTTAGGAGAGTAGCATGGATAAGACGTATGAAATTGTGCGGTTCTACCATCCCGATACTGGGAAAGATAGGAAGGTAATGCAGCGCGGGCTGACACTGGATGAAGCGCAGGAGCATTGTAAAGATCCTTCCACCAGGGAGGATGGGGTTTACTTTGATGGATATACGGAGGACTAGCAGCATGGACATTACTTTTGAGTACGCGAAAGCCATACCAGGTACTGTTCTTGGTGGCATGATGGGCGATGGGCGACGGTGGGCTATGCTTCGATCTCACCAGACACTCATGGCTACAAGTGGGGTAGTCAGGGTAGATGGTGAAATCGTGGCCGACTTCATCGAGCTAGAGCCTGGACTTTTCTATGCCGATGATGCTCATGCCGGGATGACTAACCATGAGACATGGAAAGATCCTTGGAAAGAAAACGGTAGGGAAATCATGGGAAGCAAGGCAGAAGTAATCGCATTCTTTATAGGAGAGTGACATGAAGCTAATGACTAGAGCGATTGAGGATTCTATTCCTGCCTTGTATGAGCAGGATGGATTGGGTGGCGATGCGATTGTGCATGTCAAGTTTTTCACACCTGATTCTAGTTGGACATGGTACGCAACAGAGTATGACCCAAGCACGCGCACGTTCTTTGGGTTAGTGGATGGGTCTGATAGGGAGCTAGGGTACTTCTCCCTGGATGAACTAGAAAGTGCCAGAGGTTTGATGGGCCTGCCTATCGAACGCGACCAATACTTTAAGCCTACTAAATTATCTACATTGCAAGGGTAAGGGAGAGTGACATGGGAATTAGAGCGTATGACTATGCACTTGGCGATGACGGTACACTGGATACTGTCATTGAAGTGTATGTGGATTACGAAATGGGCAGAATGAATGAGTGGGAATTGCAGGATGTTGTGAGATTCTCACAGGAGTACGCTGCCCAGTATCGTGATCGAGATGGCACCTTAACTGAGGAGGGCTTGAAGATTCTTGGAGAGGAAGCAATTGAATCTGTGGCAGAAGTAGATTGTTTTGAGAATGATAATTAAAGGGAGAGCGACATGGAGTATAGCTTTAACGTGGATACGAAGATCGAAAAGGCTTGTGACAAGGGCAAGACTTCTCGGTATGGAATGGGCAACCCCAGGTTGTTGATTAACAACGAACACTCTGGTGTTGGTACGCTGGTTGCTAGTAATGGCCAAGTACTTGCTGTTGTGCCGGTTGATGTGACCGCTGGCGAGCCAAAGGATGGGGCATCCATGCTGGAAGTCCCGGTCAAGGCTCTGCCTACCCGCAAGGGTAAGGGGCGCAGGGTGCATAAGGATGAGTACGGGTGGACAAACTCCCAGGCTAATGCGATCCATCCCCGCCCCGTCGAGTCACACTATCCCAAGGTGGATAGTATCCTACCGGAGTGGGATGGCGTGGAAGTAACACTGGATGCTGAACTACTCTACAACCTAGCCCTTGCTATCAATGGGGTAGATAATCCCAAGCGAGTGACACTGAGAATAGGCCAGCCCGATGACGCGATTGCGGTAGCTGGCGACCTTGGCATCGGTGTAATCATGCCATGCGATGGTGCTAACAGGGGCGAGCAGTACAAGCAAACGGCCAGCCGACTGGCAGCTTACTATGCAGAAGGAGAAAAGTAACTGAGCACCGACAAATCACGGTAGTAGTAAGTAGGAGATTAGTAACAACGAAAGGAGAATGAAGTCATGCGTATTAAACTCAACACGCCCGAAAAGAAAGCCTGGTATATCGCAACCCTAGCCAAGACCCACAGCGATGCCGTTGCCGAGATTATCCGCCGAGGACTCGCGCAAGATCGCGGGGAAGCTGATGCTTTGATCTATGAGGGTGAGGATTCGATAGCCTGGGAGGTAAACCGATGACAAAACGTGAACGAGAACGCTATGCTCGGCTGTTGAATCGCCTGCAAGGGGTGGGTTTTTCATTCGATGAGATTGAAAAGCTGCTGCGTATTGAGAAAACCCTGCGATCCTGGGGTGAGCATGGGTGCAGCGGAACTATCCGGCGTGACGAGGATGGTACACCGTACCGATACTTTGAAACTCGCGGCGGCGATATGATTCGAGAAAGGTGGGCGACCCGCGACATGGAGGGTGGCGCACTCAAGCGACTGGCTGCCCTGGTCAAAGAGCATGACGGGGTGGAGTTCTACATACAGGGTGATCCAAGAGGGGCCGCCCTCTACCTGTACCTGCCATCCGAGTTAGATGGTCGGGATATTGACACCTGTTACAACACGGCAGGTATCTGCTGCTGCATTGAATAGGAGAGTGACATGGAAACCCAAGCACAAGTGAGGGATTCTTTCTGGAATTCTTACCCGGAATTCCAGCAGGAGAAGCGATCACGCAAGCGACAGAATGATTATCGGGCTGACATTCGCATGGCCTGGGTGGAGTACATCGACAGCCTAAGAAAAGACGGGCTGATCACCGAGAAACTTGCAGCGTTTGCAACTCTGTAATGAAAGGGAGAGTAACATGAGCAAGATGTATAGGAACTGGCCTGTCCACAATATAATTGCACACCCATTAAGTGAGTTGGCTTACTGGGTTGCGAGGCCGTTTAGTAAATCGTGTGCTGAAAGAATTAGCAGGTGGGTGCATGACTGTACCTTGCCCACCGAAACAGTATGTATTGCTGGCAACCCGACCCAGGGTGATCTTCCATGTGGAGATCCCGACTGTGTGTGCATGAGCCAGTACAGTGAGTCGTCGATCAAGGCGTTTGAAATGTATGATGGATTCGAGGAACTCAAAAAGGAGGATGAGTAAATGGCCAAGACAATAGCAACAATCACTGTCGTATTTGATGGGGACGACACGGTATCAGACTTCGAGGTACATGAACGCTTGCAAGAAATGATTGAGCAGGACGCTGTCCCTATTGGTTACACAACAGAGGAGGATGAGTGATGGCAGCAGAGAAACTAGAAGTGTGTCCTCAGTGTGGTGCGTTGTGTAATGACGATCAAACTATTGAAGATCATGGCAAGTGCTACGACTGTCAGAAGGCGTGGCAACATGGCGAGGAGGATGAGTGATGGGGAATGAAGACTATAAAATCTTAGTGATGTTTAGTCGAAGCAGCGCGGATGACGAGGCAATAATTGCTCGTACTCCAGGCCGCTATGATAATTTAACACCCTCCGATTCATTGATTCACCTGTTCAGGATAGAACTGGAAGAGGCGCGTGATGTGGAGGGGCTGCCTGCTGGAAGTTTTGAGATCATTTCTGAACCGCTGTTCATTCATAAAGACAAGGAGGAGGAGTGATGAAGTACAACCACATGCTTGACATAGCGTTTGCGGTGGAAACAACCGAACCTGACCCGCTGGAACTAGAAGAACTGCAAGTGCTGGCGGCGTTAATGCAGCGAATAACAACGCTTCTCAGCGAAGGCCAGTTCCTATCCGATGTTGGTCACTGTGACACATACACCATAGAGGAGGATGAGTAATGGACAAAGATCCCTATAAATCTGACTGGGAGAATAAGATAGAGGCTGCGCGGGAGCAGGAGAACAGGGAGCTTTCGATTGAGTTTAATTACCCACCACCTGGAGGAGGAGAAAGGATGGACAAGACTGGAGTCTACATGCCAGTTGCCCAGCAGGTAGCGATCATCAAGGCATACGGTCTATTTGATCGCTGGCCGACCAGTTTATGGCCGGGGAGAGAGGAGGTAGCAATCGAGGCTAAGGCTGCACTAGAAGAAGCATTCCCCTGGTTGCTGGATAACTCAGAGGATTACATGGAGGAGAACTACTAGCCCCCTAAGCCAGCGTGACCTGAAAGGTTGCAGCCGGGTGTGGTATTCGGTTGGCTGTCTTGTCGAGAGTCAGTTCGCAACTGACCGGCATGATGGAAAGCAACGCTCACTGGTGGGTAAGGCGGATAGGTCGTGGAGATTCGGCAGAGCCATCTGTCGATGGATCAGGGTGAAGCGGCACCGCCGGGGGATTTTCATTATCAGGAGGACAAGGACATGGGAACTGTTATTAGTCTGTGTGATTACACAGGCAACATGGTTAAGCCCTGGGCAGAGGCAGGGTTCGATTGCCTGTGCATTGATACCCGACACTCGATGGCCGGGGATAAGGTGGAAGGAAACATAACTTTCAGGTGGGGTGATGTGCGAACGCTTACCCCGACTGACCTGCCTGATCCCCATATCATCTTTGCCTTCCCGCCCTGTACTAACCTGTCGTCTAGTGGCGCACGATGGTACAAGAGCAAGGGAATTCAGGGATTGATTGATGCACTCACGCTGGTCGAATCGTGCAGGAAACTGTGCGAGTGGCATGGCACACCCTGGATGCTGGAGAATCCGGTGGGCAGGCTGTCTACCCAGTGGCGCAAGCCCGACGATATGTTCCAGCCGTGGGAGTACGGTGATATGTACACAAAGAAAACGTGCATCTGGCATGGCGGTGGGTTCGTGTTCCCACCACCTGAGATTACAGAGGAGCCGGAAGAAGTTGAGCCGGTTATCTGGAAGATGCCCCCGTCTGCTGACCGGGGTGACAAGCGCAGCATCACACCGCCGGGGTTTGCCAATGCGGTATACAACTTTAACAAGGAGGCAGGAAGGCATGGACATGATTAAGATACATAACCTGACGCTCTACATGGAGAGGGCCGAGAGGACACTGAAACTTATTGAACTCAAGGCACCCACCGCCATCGTAGCTAACGACATACGGCTGGTCAGGGAGTCGGCCTCCCTGCTGGAGAACATGGCCGGGGATGAGTGGCAGGAGGTTATCAACAAGGCACACGACGATCTCCTGGCTTACAAGGAAAGCCTGCAAGGGGAGGATGAATAATGATAGAGAATAATCACAAGAACCGTCTTGTTCTGGCTGAGAAAGTTATCAGCGGGATGGATACGGAAACCATGCGTGAAATTCTGTTTGAGGAAATAGTGAATGGCTATGAGGGATCAAACAGTTATTTTGCGTTGGATTGGGATATATACATGGAGGATGAAGATGAAGATTGATATACGTGGTGACGATGTTCTGTATATCACCATAGGAAACTACACCTACTACATCGACGACAGTACGGGCGAGCAGATCATGTCCTGCTGGAGGGAGACTGAAGATGTATGACATAGAGCTATGGGGATTTATAGTGGCCATGCTGGTGCCACTATTACTATCCCTTATACACGCAGCAGAGGAGAAAACCTGGTGGCCTTACCAATAACCTGGATTAGTATTTGTTTACTAACCTAAGTTGTTTTGTTTTGTACTTGTGCTAATATGGGAGAAGTAACATGGACACAGATAAACTAAAAGCTGCCATGCTTACGCTCAGGGACATCAAGGATACCCTGGATGAGGCAGCATCATACGGGGCCGGTAACTCGCTGGCTGCTATCTTCCTCGCCCGGAACTCACGGGACTTGGTGGCCCTTGCCATTCAGAACCTGGAAAGCCTGGAGGATTTCCAGAGAGAACGGCGGGAAAGCCTGGAGGAGTACCAAGGAGAACGCCGGATTTCGTTAGGTGTATGTGGACGTGACAATTCTATGGAGGATAAGTAATATGGCAGAACCCAGACGGGCACTTCCCGTGAGGGAGGATTTGGCGCAGCGAGTAAAGGTCGCAGCGGTCGTTGGTAACACATCAATGTTCGCACTTATGAACGACCTGATTGAGAAGAACATCCCTGAGTACGACCTTGTTGGTCGTAATGCAGATGGGGAAGAAGAACTGTCGGCAACAACCGACAAACCCTTTTGAAGGAGAGTGAGATGGCTAAGAAGCGAACTGTCGCCCAGCGACAACGCATGAGTGCCGCACAGAAGTCGCGGTACAGAAAGAAGAAGGCGGAAGCCCTGGTTGCCGTCAGTCCAGTCGAAGCAATCATCAGTGCCAAGAAGCTGATGGATGCTACCAATGGTGATGCAAAGATGGCCGTCAAGATTGTGGAAACAATCGGCAGTATCACTTGAGTATCCTGTATGTTTCTGTTACCCTTGGCGGTAATAATTCTAAGACCCTGGAGAAAATAAGATGTCTGATATGAACGTGGTTGTGTTGACCGGGCGGCTTACGGCTGACCCTGAATCGACACAGGTTGGAGAGAACAACGTGGCGAACTTCGCTATCGCTGTTCACGATTTCAAGGGGGGCGAGGAGTTCACAAACTTCTTTGACCTCTCAGCCTGGGGTAAGCTGGCTGATACCGTCAGCCAGTACCTCACCAAGGGCCGCTGGGTTACCATCCGTGGTAAGCTGCGGCATGAAACGTGGGAGAAGGATGGCCAGAAGCGGAGTCGGGTTCGCGTCCTGGTTCAAGACCTCCAGATGATTCCGGTTGGTAGCAAGTCGGAAACTGAGGCGGAGGAAGTCCCATTTTAGGTGCAACGTGGGGGGCGGATACCGCAGGATTAGACAAGAAATCCTTTGGGTATTTTGCCCCCCGCTTTTTACTATGGAGAGTAAACATGCAGTACATGATTGTGGCACATGACTGGATGGCTGACGTAATTCAGGAAACCATCGGGCCTTTCACATCGCGGAAGTCTGCGATTGACTACACTAAGACACTCGATGACACACCAGGTGTGAACTTCCTCGTTGCTACACTGACATCCCCGCATGACTCGGAGATGGAGAAGTTTTCACCCAGGCTCAAGCCCGGCGTGGCGATGATAGCAATGACACACTACGATGACGAAGCCCTCCAAGAAATCGGGGAGCAGTTCGCGGGGGTGCTGGATGGCATACCACCAGACTTTGACCTGCTCAAACAACACCTTTGCTGTGGGAGATTCGAGCGCAGGACAGACGACACAGTAACAATCAAGGGTATGGATGGCAACGTAACCGTTCCACTGGAGCATGTACTGACAGTTATTTATGGAATCTAAGGAGGTCATCATGGCCAACAAGGGTATGTCAACGAAAAAGAGAGCAACTAACAGGGAGGTAATGGAGAAGCTGACCACCATCGAGGGGAAGGTGGGAGAGCTTGACCCCCTCCTGGGAGAGCAGGGAGAAATGCGAAGGCAGATCGAGGAGATCCAGCAGGCTCTCATCCGGGTGGTTAATCAGTGGGACTATCAGCTTAACTACCACCGCAATGCCCTGGCCGAGGTAATCGGTCGGGTTGACCTTATCACTGGTGCCATCGGAGAGTCCGTACCTCCCGCCGAGGATCAACCATCCATCTTTCCCATGAAGGAAGAAGAAGAAGAAACGCCAGCACCCTCAGAGGACGAAGCCTCCCAGCCGCCTCCGTCTGAGTAGCTGGCCCGGTGTCCCGGCCTTGGGGGGTTAACTCCTTTTCCTCCTGGGGCTGGGCATCATTATCATTTTACCATGAGACATGGCGTTGAACCCAGAACATTACACTTACTCGGAGATCCAGCCCTTCGATGTGGTGAAGGCATGGAACCTTAACTTCTTCGAGGGGAACATCGCCAAGTACCTGTGCCGGGCAGGGAAAAAGCCTGGTGTTGAAAGGCTGACCGACTACAGAAAGATGCAGCGTTACTTGGAAGAAATGATCGAGATGGAGGAACAGCGATTATCTACGGGTACGCAATAAAGTTCAGCGAGGACAGCCTTCGCGAGCAGAAGGATGAGATCGAGGCTTACGCCGATGACCTGGATGGTGAGTTTGGAGGGACGTTTGTGGACTACGACCTCTGTAAATACTGGCTGGACAGGCCAGCAGCACATGAGCTTGGTGTCGCGCTGAGGTCTGGAGATGAAGTGATTGTCACCGACTCAACGAATGCGTTTCGTAACTCGTTTGATTTCTCCAAGGCGCTCACCGCCCTAACCTCAAGGACTATCCTGCTCCACTGCATCAGGCCACCGATGAACCCCATGAAGCAGAGCTACCCCTGGATGGTGATGATGGTACACAGCATCAATCGTATGACGCGCGGTGCCATGAGGCGACACGCTATCAGGAGGCGACTGGAGAGGGAAAGAAAACACTCGTCGAAAGATAGGGAGGTCGAGTAAAATGATACGAAGCAGACGAAGAAGGAACATAGAGATGCCAAAGCGTGACAATAAGCGTGACGACAAGCAAGATCATAAGCTCGACCGATCCGCGAGTAAGGTCGAGATCCTGAATGCGAAGGCGCGCAAGAAGGAGGCAGCCGCGAAAGCCAGGAAATGGCTAGTAATACTTATAGGTATCGGGATCGCTGCCTTCTATGCTCTCAAGGGTGGGGCGGGCAGTGGACTCATTAACATCATCAAGTCCAAGTTAGGAATGTGAAATGAATACTATCATCGACAAAGTTAAGAGCATGTTGCCTGGGTTTTTGAAGCTGATCTTCTCCAAGCGTGCTGTCTCTGCCGCAGTGACAGCGTTCTTTGTGACGCATGCCGAGGACTACGGCGTACCTGTTGAATCAGCTATGGCTGTGGCAGGTATCGTCATCGCCTTCATCATTGGCGATTCAGTTAGGCCGATCAATCCAGACAAGTAAATGCACATACTCGATCAGATGGACTGGGGAACAGTCAGTGCGACTGGTCTGCTGGGATGGTACTTGTGGTACAGCACGAAGGTACTGATGCCCAGGCATGAGGAACGTATCACTAAAATGCAGGAAGCATGTAGCGAGGAACTGCATCGTCAGCGTGACCACTATGAAACCCTCCTGTCTGACATGCAGGACAAGCACGACATCCGACACCGCGAGATCGTTTCTGCCCTGGAAAAGATCGCAACCAAACTCGATAAGTAATGTATGATGAATACAGACTGAAAGACCTGATGACCGTCAAGCAAGCAGCCGAGAAGCGGGGAGTTACCACTGGCCGTATACGTCAGATGCTTCGGGCTGGTACGCTGGGTGGCGTGAAGGTAGGAGATGTGTGGCTCATACCCAAGAGAGAACATAATGCTGATCCTGACTAGGCGAAAAGGGGAAGTCATCACAATTGGTGACGACGTTGAGTTGTATGTAATGGAGATCCTTCCCGACCGGGTGAAGATCGGCATTAAGGCACCGGACAATGTTGCTGTGCATCGCAAGGAGGTGGCAGATCAACTTGCTGCAAAACTTATAGATGGGACTGATAGGAAATGAACTTGGCCAGGAGCCAACCGAGGCGCGCCGTACCGGCGAGAAGGTGATAGCACACCTGATCCGGGGTAACTATGAGGCAGCGCACGTTGCTATCTCCCAGGCAGAGTTCACCATACAAGACAAACCAAACAGCGTGCTGGGATCTACACCGCTGGCACAGGCAGAGTTCTGCACCAGGACACTGAACCTGATGGAACGCCACGGCGTAATGACCTTTGGTGACCTTACCAGGAAGGTGGCCGAGAAGGGTGAGGAATGGATATTGCGGGTTCCCGGCGGTGGAGAGGGTACTCTCCTTGAAGTACAGCGGATATTGCACTATGAACTAATGCGGCGCAAACAGTGAACGCGCATGGAAGCTGCCCGCCAGGGTGTCCAGATGATGCGTTACCTGTTCAGATACTACGACCTGATTGAGGACAGCCGAGTCCTCACGCGATGCGTGGTCTACTTTAAGGCAGGCCATACATACGTTTACATTTTCGAGCCAGAGACAGCACACCTGTGCATGGAAACGGTCTTTGCTCATGGCATGGATGATAACCTCAACCTCACAATCGACGAGGCTGGGGCTATCGTAACACCGATGGAGGATCTGATAGATGAAAACGATTATAGAAGGCTGTAAGGATTACTTTGACAGGGACGAAATCTCAAACTCGATGATGAAATACTTTCGGGAGGCAGGCTCCTGGTCGTACCACCATCGCTACAACCTCAAGACACTGGATGATGACACCAGCAGCGATGCCCTACGCATCGGCTCTGCCATGCACAACCATGTGGAATACATGGCTGCCTCTGGCACCAACGCCTCAGACTACGTGGTTGTGCTGCCTGACTCCGTGGATGGCGAGCCACTGAACCTCCGCAAGAAGGCACACCGGGAACTGGTTGCCGACTACAGGGAACTGGCGGGTGACATCCCCTGCGTTACCCCGGATGAGATGGCTCACGTCACCAAGATGGTCGTATCCATGTCGGCCAACCCTGCAGCGCAAGCCTTTGTCGCATCAGCCGGCCCAGACACAAGCGAGGTTGTCTGCACCAATGAGATACAGGGGATGCCGGTTAAGGCCAAGGCCGACCTGGTGATAGGTGACATCATCGTGGATTACAAGACAACACGACATCCAACCAAGCGATCTTTCATCAAGGATGCTGTCTGGAAATACAAGTACCACCAGCAGGCAGCACACTACCTGGATGTGTTTGAGGCCGAGAAGTTCATCATCATAGCGGTGCGGAACTTTGAGCCTTACGAGGCAATCGTGTACGAGGTTCCGAGTGACCTCATAGCAGAAGGGAGAGAAGCAAACCACAAGTCGCTCGACGACATTAAGGATTGCAGAGACATGGATTCATGGCATTCCCCAGGGTGGGGAAGCATTACTCATTTACTGGAGGACAAATAACATGGACAAGAACAACATGAAAATATGGGATCAGGTCTGCGTGACCGACCCGGAGATTACCAAGCGAGTCAGTCAACGTGGCGGCTTCACGGCCATCGACGCGCAAGCTCAACTGCGAAACGCAACTATTCTGTTTGGCCCATACGGCACCCACTGGGGGGTGACAAACCTGGAGTACGAAACGGTTACCGACCCGGAGGGAGCCATACTGGAGATCACCCTCACCGCCCGCTTCTACTATCCTGGTGGAGAGTTTCCCATGTCCAATGAAATGCGGTATCGGCCCGGTGACGAGTGCCGAAAGAAGCTGATCACTGACCTGAGAAGCAAGTGCCTCTCTACCCTGGGCTTTAACAGCGATGTCTTCGAGGGGAAATTCGATGACAGCCGCTATGTCCAGAGCCTCAACGGTAACAAGGGGCTGGCCGAGAAGTACGATAGGGCACTCGATGCCTTGCGGCAAGCCGAAAGCCTTGACCAGATCGAGAAGATTCGTGCCCACTACAAGGGCATGTCCTTTAGTGTCGATCAGATGATCGAACTTGAAGATGTTTACAAGGGTGCCCAGGAGCGCATCGACGAACGCGAGGCAATCCAGCAGGAGTAGAGTGTAAAATAGTAGTAGCTGGGAGGCTACTACATGCTCTACCTTGTTGTGCTGATTGTGTCACTGTCACCCGTTAAGGATGACACCGTGGCCATCATAGAACTTAACCATGTACACGGGAGAGACTGGGATCACAGGTTTGACCAGTTCATCTTCTGGGAATTCAAGCACCACCTTGACCCGCAGGGTGAGCGACCGACGTGGTCGTACCATGTGCGTGACTGGCGTATGGCCGAGCCAGGGACATACCGGCTAAGGAAGGAGAAGGGCAAGTGGGTATTGATGTTATGGGATGACGGTATCATTCGTAAGATCCAGAGCGTGAGCTTTCGGGAAACAACGGGTAACTATGACCGTGAAATCCTAGAGAGGAAACGCCTTGCTATAAAACATCGGCACAAGTTGATGCCATAGGAGCCTGACGTGGACGAAGTTAAACCGTGCCCCTTCTGTGGAGGAGGGGCGAAGGTGGATGAGGGTGTGCATGGATACTTCCTGGCCACCGTAACATGCGAGAAGTGCGGGGCGTTCATGCCCGGCAGTGTCGTTACCGCTGCTATCCGGCAGTGGAATCGTAGAGAACCTGTAACCCAGGAGGGCGACGATGTTTGAAAAGCTATGTGAAATCATGTCTATTATCGAGCGGCTTCACAAGCTCCCAGAGAGGAGAAGGTTAAAGAAAGTCTTATGGAAAGCCCTCAATGAGATCGGGGAGATTACCCAGCCGCTAGTGGAACAGGAGTTCGACAAGCGTTTCAGCGAGTCTTACGCACGCCTAATGAAACACGCCCCCCCTGTAACTGGAGAGGAGAACGAGTAATGCCTACACAAAAGAACCGCAGGCGTACATTGGCTAGTGCGTTCGGCAAGCTAACTGATACCCAACTCAATCGCCTCAAGTGGCACGCAGATCGGAACAGTCCAGTCCTTTGCGGGAAACTTGCTGACGAAGAATTTGTTCATCCTCACACTGGATTTGGCTGACCGGCGGTGCTGGCAACGACCCGTGCGGTCGAACACCCTCTAGGGCGGTATGCCATAAAAGACTCATGGGAAATAGTCGTCCGCAAGTTTCATCCCCTTGATGTGGTCACATATTACTTTGATGCTCTACTCTCCGCCTCACCAGAGGATGTCTATGCAGCCGTCAACTCGGCGTGGAAGAAACGACGGGGGGATGAATGAGCCAGACATACCTGAGAGGGTTTACTGCTGATGAGCCGAGCGCACCTGATGCCTCTGGCTTTGTCGAAAGACCGTACCAACGCAACGCTCGCATTGCTGTGGAGTCAGCCTTCGGTGATATGGATGCTGTCATTGTGGAAATGGCGACGGGCCTGGGCAAAACAGAAATCTTTACCCAGCTAATGAGTCGCTGGGAAAGAGGCAGATGCCTTGTGATAGCACCGATGATTACCCTCGTCGCCCAAGCAGCACAGAAGATTGCACAGCGTACTGGCGTGCATCCCGGCATCGAGCAGGCACACAACTGGTCAGATGAAACCACATGGAGTCGAAGCCCCTTCGTTGTGGCCAGCAAGGATACCCTTGTGCGGGGTAGGTACAGGAGGATAAAGGATGTGGGCCTGGTCGTTGTGGATGAAGCACACCTGTCCATCACACAGAGTTGGGCGAACCTCCTTGACCACTTCATGGCACAGGGAGCCAAGGTACTGGGTGTCACCGCCACAGCCAAGAGACACGACCGCAAGAGCATGGCCAACCTCTACGAGGGTTGTGTCTACCAGTACGGTATCGTGGATGGCATACGTGATGGCTGGCTGGTCAATGCAGAGGCACGGTGCATACGCCTCCAGTCCCTCAACCTCTCGGAAGTTACCATGTCCTCCACCACGATGGGCCGGGACTTCAACCAGATAGACCTGAGCCAGCAGCTAGAGAAGTACGAAACTATCTATGAGATCGCTGAGATAGCCGCACGGGAGACAAGGGGACTCAAGACAGCCATCTACTGCGCAAGTGTGGCAGAGGCACAGATGGTATCAGAGAGGCTCTCAGATAGCTATGGGATCAAGTCGGCGTGGATATGTGCCGATACAAGTAGATGTACCCCACAGCAAAGGCACGACGCCCTGGAGTCCTTCACGAAAGACCCTGATGGAGTGACGCACCTGTGTAACGTGGGTATCCTGACAACCGGCTGGGACTTTCCCGGCCTGCAATGTATTATCATGGCCCGGCCAACGAGATCCAAGATGCTCTACACACAGATATTCGGACGTGGCACACGCCCACTGGAGGGCACCGTGGACTTCGCTAGTTCCACCGCAGACACACGCTGTGAAGCCATAGCAGCCAGCAGCAAGCCACGTTTCAAGATGATTGACCTTGTAGACGTGACACTCGCCCATAAGATTATGACATCCCCGGATGTGATGGGTGGCACCTGGGGAATCGAGGCTGTCGAAAGAGCCAAGGAAAACCTTGTCGAGTCCGATGAAGTTATCGAGATCGACGAAGCACTCAAGGCAGCACAGAAGCAACTCCAGCTTGAACAGGAACAAGCAGCACGGGAGGAGCGTGCCCGTGTAGCAGCCAGGGCAGAGTACAGAACACAGTCCATTGACCCCTTCGGTGACAGCCCGGAAGGGGTAGTACGGACAAAGAGTAAACGGGGCGCGAGGTTCCCCTTCGGCAGGTTTCGCGGGGAGCTTGTTCGAGACACGCCGACGTGGTACTTGAGAGGATGTATAGAAGGCAAGCCACAAATCAAGGCAACATGGTTATGGAAGTCCATCTCTAATGAACTGGAGAAGCGATGATATTAGCCAAGAAGGTAACGGACGAGGCCGGGATGGTGTGGTGGCTGTTCTTCGGGAAAGACTCTGAGGAGTCACCCCTGATGATTATGTCAGGTGCCCAGGCACAACGATTCGTAGAGGAATACGAACGCGAACTCATGGAGGAAAGCAGTGAGGATAACACTGACTAAGACACAGCGGGAGTACGCCGATGATGCGGGAGTCAAGCGGCAGGCGTATAACAACAGCATCGGCAAGGCGGATGCCTACGGCTTCAAGGGGGATGGGACAGCCATCCATGTCGACGGGGCACGGGCAGAGCTTGCTGTGGCCCTCGCCCTCTCACAGGGCTGGACTGACTTTGCCAGGGACTATGACAAGATAGTGGCAGATGTGGGTACCAACATCCAGGTGCGCAGTACCAGCTACAAGCATGGCAACCTGCTGCTCCACCCAAGGGATGAGGACGACCAGGTATTCGTACTGGTAAAATCCCATGACTTCCCCACAATGGAACTTGTCGGCTGGGTGCTGGGCAAGGATGCCAAGCGGAAAGAATACTGGGAAGATGGGTCGCTCTATAAAGCCTTCGCCGGGCGGGCGTGCTACCGATATCCCCACACCAAACTTAAACCGATGGACACCCTTGAACACACGCAGACGTAACTGGGCACTTGAACACCCCACCTGCTGGATGTGCAGCAAGAAGGTGTACAGAGGGTTCCCCCTGGAGACACATGAGATTGAGCGAAAGTCGCAAGCCCCTGGCCGGTGGGCGAGTCCGGTAAACTATTTCAGGACATGCAAGAAATGTCACATGGACGACCTTGCCACCATGCCGCATGCACAACAGCTTGCCTATAAACAGAAACACGACCCTGACAACTATGACCTAGATGCGTGGCTCCGGCTTCGTGACCCGGAACTCAAGGCTCCGCATCGCGTTACCCAAGGAGAAGTGGACGAATGGACTCGAAAACTGTTCTGCTAAACTTTCCGTACCCGCCAAGTGTAAACACTTACTGGCGTAACCTTTCCTCTGGCCGTGTGATTATCAGCGCCAAGGGTCGAGATTACCGCAACGAAATCTGTGAATACGTCATAGCAGAGGGTGTCCGACACCATGCAGAGAGGCTAAAGGTGGAAATCTACGCATTTGTTCCTGACAGGAGGCGGCGGGATCTGGATAATATACTCAAGGCAATCTTTGATTCCCTGGAATATGCCGGGGTGTTTGAAGATGATGAACAGATAGATGACCTGCGGGTAATACGCAGACCACTGGCAAAGCCAGGTTATCTTTCCATAGCAATCACTGAGTTGGAGAGCGGCTGGGATGACGAACTGGGAGATAGTCCCTAAAATTATAATCTGGGCATTTATTGTCGTTGTCTTTGTATGGGATGTCATTGCCAATTCCAGCGGGCACTATGAAGCCACCGTGAGTTATGCACTGTTTACCACAAGCCAGAAGCATCCCATTGTAGCCTTCCTGTTCGGGCTGCTGGCAGGGCACGCCTTCTGGCCAAACAAGTAAACATGGCCTTTCCCCCCGCAACCAACTACAATACGTGAAACAAATAACCAGGAGAAGACAATGGGCATCACTGGACGTTCGGGAAAACAACCGGAGTATACGACACAGAAAAACCACCTGCTCCACTCCTCCGTGGTAGATGGGTTGGCCTTTTCATGGGCGAGTGTGGCCTATGACTATGATGGGAACGACACAATCCTGCTTGTTGAGAACACTTCCACCACACACAACCTGCACATTGACCAGGTATGGTGTCACTCGGACACCACGACAACCGTAATCGTCCACGCGACTGACGAGGCATCCCTGACCCATAGCGGAACTTCCGTTACGGGGATTAACCTGAATAGGTCTAGCTCCAATGCGGCTGCTGCGACCGCCACGGCGGATGAAGTCAACAATGCTCGCGGCAACACCCTCTGGTCTGGCAGCATTCCCGCTGACAATGCTACCCCGGTACTTATAAATGCAGGGGTCGTGCTGGATCTGAACGACATCATCGCTGTGGACTACGTTGATGCAGGCACCCAGGCCGTTGTTACCATCATCGGCCACTACGAGATAGGCTAATGGCAAGCCTCACGGTACAAGTAGAAGCCAACGCTGATGATGGCTACCGGGTCAGTGATGGCGTGGGGGGCTTCACCTTTAGTAACAGCGCCGCCTATGCCAGCATCGGGGCTGTGAACCCTGGCCCCGGATCAACCGATACAACCTGCTATTTCCGTTTCCTGACAGTGACTATCCCTAAAGGCTCTACTGTTCTCACCGCCAAGCTCCAGTATAAGCTGCACGAAAACTACACAACGAGCAGCAAGACCTGTGACATCCATGCTGAGGATGCAGACAGCGCCGGGGCCATTGCCAACGACAGCGCACTGACTACCTCCCAGGCAGCAGCGACCTCGGCCAAGACCACTTGGACTCTGGCCACATCAACCTCCAGCGCCTTCCTTGACTCGTCAGACTTTGCTGCCGTCATACAGGAGGTTATTGATCGCTCTGGCTGGTCGTCCGGCCAGAACATGACCATCCATTTGCTTAACCCTACTGACGCGAGCATGATGGAAGACAGGGAAATGAAGATCAAGACGCACGATAGCGCCGGGGCTGATGCCGTCAAGCTGGTCGTAACCTACACATCTCCACCCAAGGCGGGCGGAATACCACAGACACTCATGCTGAATGAACTGTTCTAATGGCTGACATCATTGGCATCCACCGCTTTGATGTGAACTACGATGAGCATGTCGTGTCCCAGCTTACAGATGGCAGTGTTACCGTAAGCAAGGGGTACACAATCTCCAGTGCTGCTACCCCGGCCTCCACTACTAACTATGCTCTGTATGCCTATGAGAAGGGATCATCCCTGACAATTGCGGTGCAGCAACTGGGCGACGGTAGCATCAAAGCCAACAATGGGATCACATAGAGTACGCAGCCGCCTGGCTTTGCTCCTTCTTCCTTGCCCGTGAAGCCTTCGCAGCCTGGCTGGAAATCTGCTTGTACAGCAGGTACAGGGCACGGCTCTGCTCGTCCATGTTCGCAAGCTCCGCTTCCGGCACATAGATATGCTTGAACGTCCTGATGGATGTATTGTGCTTGAGATGTTCCTCGATGGCCTCCTGCATGATGCGGTTCTTGATCCTCTCCATGTTCACTTCCGAGATCCGCACGCCCATTAGTGATGGCATCATGCGTGCAGCCAGGTTCAGGGCTGACACCTGCCCATCTACCGTGAGGGGTCTGCGAGGATCAGTGAGTGAGCGGAGCGTGGATACACTGCGTCCAAAGAACGGCAGCCTGCTTATGACGGACTCGGTAAGGGGGCCGGGGAACGAAGGCACCTGTTCCGCTCCCGTTATACCACCTATCAGGCGGGCCGTAGCAGGCTTGGTTTCACTCAGCGGCCTTTGCAGGAACAGGGACTGGCCCGTGGCAAGCTCTACAGGAGCCTGCAAGCCTGGGTGCATACGACTACCAATACCGGAGAGTGTCCTGCGAACCGCCCCCATCGCTGTCCTGCCAGGCTTGAGTAGAGAGAACACATCTTCCATACCACCCAGCATACCCCCGGCCCTGGTGAGGTATCGCTGCTGGCCTTCCGCCCCGCCAGGAAGGGGGATGGCAAAATCTGCCGAGATCCAGTCAGGTATAGGATTCTCTGGGTCTGCCATCTGCCCCTGCACACGGGAGATACCTTTCACAGCCTGTGACATGGCACTGGACGGGTTGGCAAGCTGCTCTATGACAAACGGTATCTGCCGCCGGGTGAAAGTGTAGAACGGGATGATACGCCGCATGACGTTCTTCTCGAAGTCTGACAGCATGGTATAGTCTACCTGCGCCAGCTTGACCTTCTTGATGGCCTCATCAAGAGAGAACCCCTGCTTCAAGAAAGCAATCAGCGGGGCCAGGCGGTTGTACCCTTCAACCTCATACCCCACTGCCCTGGCACTAGCCATATATTTCTTGCCCCAGTGCAGTTTCTTATCCCCAAGGATGCCGCGCACCTTAGCCCCAAGCCTGGTTGCTCCCGGCACCTCACCCATGAATCGGGTTCCCAGTGGGTCGTATCCCGCCGCTTCTCCAAGAGCAAGCAGTTGTTCTCTTGCCTGCGACGGGGCAACCAAACCACCGGCACGGGCCTGCGTCCTTATCCAGTCAGATACATACTTGTCCGGGTCAGCCTTGGCCCAATCTGGAATGTTCCTTCCGCCTTTGAACATGGGGATCTGGTCGGCTATCCTCTTGATCGTCCCACCCCGTAGGAGTGTCCTCGCATCCCACACAGGCCGCATGTACTTCCACGGCCCCATGTGGGTGGGGTCGTAGGCACCTATGAAGTAGTTGTTTACCTGGCCTGACAGGAAGTTTCGGAAGTGAAACGCTGGCCACGGGGTCGTGAAAGAACTCTTGAGCAAGTCCGTCATGCGGTCAAACGCCAGAACCCACTCGCTCATTGAACTGGGGTCAGTAAACGCTTTCACATACCTTGTCGCATCTGCCGCCAGGTCACTGGGCAACCTTAGCTCATCCAACACCTTGGACATTTGCTCCGAAAGAGTTTTTGCCTCCTTAACAGGCTGGTTTGCACTGTTCACCTTGGCCCACCTGTCAATAACATCATCAAGAGGCCGGTCAACTATATCGTCTATATGTTGTTTCAAAAAGCTGAGGTCTTTATTGCTGCCGATAAAGTCATATATCTCATCCCAGTTGTCATTGAGTTGCCTCAGTTCCCGCATAGTCCGAATTTTAAGTATCGGCTGGGCACCCCTGTTTGTCCTGCCCCACCCATTCAGCATGCCATCAACAGTTTGATCGCCCCCTTTAAGCCCCATCGCAGCAAACTTTACCCCGAACTTGGCATGTTCCCCGATCAGCGACGTGGCAATCTCCGTGGCGTGCGCGGCCCGCACAATGTCCACATAATACCCCGACATCGCAATAGCCGGGTTTATCTCAAAGGCCGATGCACCAAGACCTGTAATACGCCCGTCAAGTTTCGCCAGGAACGTAGCCAACTCCTGAACATGGGGGTTCAAGTGGGCGTTCTTAACAAAATTACCCGCATCATCGAGGATACCCAACGCCTGGTAAGAACGGATTGCATCGTCGCCACCAACCCTAATCATCTCCCGTATTTCACCATTAAGAATCTGCTTGGCAAGACCATCAACGATGTCCTTAGTGTCCTTGGATGTCATCCCCGCCTTAATCGCTCCCGCAAAATTCTTCTTGCGGCTCAGGCGGTTGATGAAAGCCGTGCCACCAAACCAGCCCTTCATCGTAGCGGCACGCGCCATCTGGTACTTCGTACCGTAATTGGCATAGCTGCGCCCCATTGCAGCCGCACTCTGCACCCCCCTGGGTGTCGCCTCTGGAACCCTGTACAACATGCGCGGCGTAAAGAGTGCATAGTTGTCTTTCAGTTGGGTTATATCAACGCCCCTTTTCTGGGCGTACTCAAAGGCGTCCCGATACTTCTGGGCAATAATGTCCAGATCACCCTCGATGCTCTTCAAGTGAGGAGACAAGCCCCCTTTGTTGCGGTACTTCCACCCCGACTGATACTTCAACTGTTCCGCGCCTTGTATTTGAAGACCACTGTGCCGGAAGTGAGCCTGTTTTGTACCCTGAACCGCCCTTCCGATAGCCCTCTGATCCGGCGTCTTGCCCCCCTTCATCACGTCACTCAACAGTTGCGCATCTGAATTGCGCACCCGCTTGAGCCTGCTTATCCGCTTGGTAAGACCATCTATCTGGCGCTGCGCCAACGCCATCGCTTTGGGATCTCCAAACCCACCAGCCGCCCTGCCAGCATTTCTTAATGCTGTCTCTGCTGTGAGCTTCCTGCTCACCAAGCCTTTAAGAGCCTTATCCTGCGCAATCAGCGAGGCTCTATAACTCTTTTCAAGTTTGGCTACCACCCTGGGATTCCAGTCTGGGAGCTTCATGCTGCCATCTGGCATCAACTGGTAGCCTTCCATGTGGGCGGTCATCTCGTCAAAGTTCTTGCGAACCATCTTCTCAGCGTCGTCCAGCTTGTTGATATTCCTGTAAATGCCGGTGTCTTGCACCATCTTCTGCTTATTGAAGTGAGGCATGTCCACCCACTTTTGCCCAAATTCATATTGCGCCCGGTGGATCTGTTGTGTCGTCCTTTCCATGAAGCGGTACTCTCTGAGCCTCGCCTGCTGCGCCGCCTTGGTCACGGGAACGCGAGTACCCGCCTGCGTCCTGCGCATCATGGGATTGAACAGCCTCGCCAGTTCCCGGCCCGGACGACTCCACCTGACCGATGAACCCACCTTGTCCATAAGCCCTGCCCAGCCTTCCACCCTTCCGCCCGGCTTGATATTCAAGGGGCGAGTTCTCAGCCACTTGAGTGGGCGCAACTTCCCGAAGCCCACGTTAGCCAGGAAGTTAGGCAAGCCGACATGCACACTACTGGTAAGCGGCTGATCCATTATCTTTGCTATATCCACACCGGCATCAGCAAATTCCCCCGCCAACCCCTTGGAATGCCTAAGCCCCGGCAGACCAAGTATGTCGTCCAACCCGCCCTTGGCCTCAGCCGCCAAGACCTTCTTCAATGTCAGGTTCATGCCCGCCTGTCGTGGCCCCATTGTTTTGGAAAGGCCAAGAGCCTGGGCACCCTTTGATGTACTGGCAAGGTGGAGAACGTCATCCAGCTTACCTATCTTGT